GCCCGGTCAGGGCAAGTCGATGGTCACGGTCGACCTGATGGCCCGCGTCACGACGGGACGCGGCTGGCCTAATGAGCCGCCCCACACGCAGCATGCGCCGGCCAACGTGATCTGCGTGGCGATCGAAGACTCACTTCCGTGGACGCTCCGGCCACGGCTCGACCTGGCATGCGGTGACGCAGCCCGCGTGACGGTCCTGCAGGTTGTGGCGGACCGGCGAGATGAAGAACACCTGTTCCAGCTCGAACGCGATGCGCCTGGCCTCCGGGACGCCGTCGCGCGCGTCGGCAACGTAGCGCTCGTGGTGATCGATCCGATCGGCTCGTGCATGGGCGGGCAGGTTGATTCGCACCGGCACACTGAGGTCTACGCCGCCTTGACCCCACTCCGTGCGTTGGCCGAAGAAACGGGTTGCGCGGTGCTGGCGGTCCACCATCACAGCAAGGCGCCTTCCGGCAAGGGCGCGGGCGCCGCGATGGACGCCGTGATGGGCAGCGTTGCGTTCGGCGCCGTCAGTCGAAATATCTGGTCCTGCATGGACGATCCAGATGACCCGACGGTGCGGCTGTTCGCACACGCCAAGAGTAACCTCTCGGCCCTGCAGGACGCGCTGCGGTACGAAATACGCGAGGACGCAGCCACGCGGGTCGGCTACGTCGTCTGGCACGCTCAAGGCGTCCACGTGACGGCCGATCAGGTTGTAGCGGCCAACCGCGAACGAGCCGACGGCCGGCGCAAAGCGCCCGGTACATCCGAACTGGACCGGGCCGTTGCATGGATACGCGAGACGCTGGCCGACGGCCCGCTTCCATCCTCCGTGCTCACGGCCGGCGCGAAAGCAGCCGGGATCAGCGGGATCACGCTCGTGCGCGCTCGTGAGCAAGCCAAAGTCGTGAGCATCAGACAGAATGACGCTAAAGGCTTATGCCGTAGATGGTTATGTCAATTGCCCGATTTTGGTGAGCAGTAGTAGTAGTAACCCTTAAAACTATATGATGATAATATGGATATATTATAGATAATCTGGATTTCACTCCAGATAAATCCAGAGGTTGAAATGATACAGTGGAAATCTGGATGGAAAGGGTCAAAAATCCAGAGCTTTATCATTATCATAATCTACTAGAGCTTGCTGTTGTAGTTTGCAAAACGGTCCGGCTAAACGGGGTGCTGAAGGAGTCGAAGTTGAAGGCGCATGACCACGAGAACCCGCCTCCGCCGCCCTTAGCCGTGCTCATGGACGCGCAGGGGCGCGTCATTCGTTCGCCCCAGACGATCCGCGACCGCAGCCTCTACGGTCGCATTATGTTCTGGCTCGGCGCCGTGGTCGCAGGACCGCTCGGCTTCCTGATCCGCTGGGCGGTGCGGCATGGCTAACCTGCCCTGTGGCCATCCGACCGCGTGCGAACGTTGGAGCGACGAGGACGAGTGCAACGTGTGCGGCTGGTGCGAAACGCGACACGAGCGCGATGTGCTCCAGAGGCGGTGCGACGACATGGCCTACGTCGTACCGGCCGGTATCACGCTGAACCTGCCGCCTAACGCCGTCGTGACGTTACTGTTCGCACGGGACGGGACAGGTAGTATCGCTTGAAAGTGTCAGCAAGACGGGACTAGGATTTGACGGCATGGTACGACTGACGCTGCCGCGCAACGCAGTGGTCGAGACGATAGTATGGGTACAACGCGCCACGCTTCGCCCACGCTTGCAGCGGGGCACGGAGCGGCGACGGGCGAGGTGAAGCCAGCCCTTCCGGACGAAAAGGGCGGCGCGTCTGGCGGCCCCTGATAAAATTGGGTAAAATTACCCACCTATGAACATCGAACTACGAAAGCTGTCGAACATCAAGCCGTACGAGCGCAATCCGCGCGTCAACGCTGCGGCGGTCGAGCCGGTTGCGCGGTCGCTGCGGGAGTTCGGTGCACGCCAGCCGATCGTCGTGGACGAGGCCGGCGTCATCGTGGTGGCTCACACGCGATACCTGGCGGCGCAGAAGCTCGGATGGGATACGTTCCCTGTCCACGTTGCGGTCGGCATGACGGCCGCGCAGGCCAAGGCGTATCGCATCGCCGACAACGCGACGGCTGCGATTGCCGAGTGGGACAAGGAGCTGCTGCCGAAAGAGCTGTTTGACCTCAAGGAGCTGGGCGTCGATCTGGACGTGCTGGGGTTCGGCGACGCCGAGTTGAGCCGGCTGATGACGCCGACGGAGATTGTCGAGGACGACGTGCCGGACCCGCCGGCCGATCCGATCACGAAGCCGGGCGACTTGTGGCTGCTGGGCGAGCACCGTGTGCTGTGCGGGGATTCGACGAAGGCAGAGGATGTGGCGCGGGTGATGGATGGTCAAAAGGCGGACTTTGTCTTCACCGACCCGCCCTACGGTCACAACAATCAGGACGACGACCTGCAAGCCAGGATCGGCCGAGCGATGCCGACCAGACCCCGTGGGAAGCCAACGGCAGGTAATCGCCCGATCATAAACGACTCACCCGAAGATGCGGCCCGCGTGTTCGCAGCGTTCCTCGAAATTGCCGCCGGTCTGCTGGCGCGCGGCGGCTGCTGCTGCTGCTGCTGCTGCTCCGGCGGCGGTCCCGATCCGCAGTTCGCCCGTTGGTCGCTCGCGATGGACTCTGCGATAGGGTTCAAGCATGCGGTCGTGTGGGACAAGGGTGGTCTTGGCATGGGCTGGCACTACCGACGGAATTATGAGTTCGTTCTGGTCGCCGAGAAGCCGGGCGGTCCGTGCAAGTGGTACGGCGACAATGCGGTGCCCAATGTCATCCGCGGCATCGGGAAGATCATCCCGTCGGCCGAGCAGCATCCAACCACGAAGCCGGTAGCATTGCCAGCATTCTTCATTCGCCTACATTCACAGACAAGCGAGATCGTCGCCGACCTATTCCTCGGTTCCGGCTCTACCCTCATCGCCGCCGAGCAGCTTGGCCGGCGCTGCTTCGGAATCGAGATCAGTCCCGCATACGTTGACGTTGCGGTCAAACGGTGGGAGAAGCTGACTGGCAAGAAGGCGGTGCGGGCATGAGTGACAATGGACAACCCAAGCCGGAACACAAGAAGATCGTCCTGCGCGACAGCACGAACGGCAAGTGGCTGAAGGGCAGTTGCACGAATCCCAAGGGCCGGCCGAAGGGGGTGCGCAACACCGTTACCGTCCTGATGGAGAACCTGGACCGCCCGGCGCGCGACTTTTTGGCGACCGCCAAGCTGGCCGAGAAGCACGGCCTGCCGCCAGACGCCACGGTGATGCAAGTGTGTGCGATCGGCTGGGCCGTTGCGGCCGCGCTCGGCAAGCCGACCCCGCTGCAAGCCCTACTCGATCGCACGTGCGGCAAGCTGGCCGACCGCATCGAGCCGACTGGTCCTTTGGAGATCGTGATCCGGCACGAGCACGTCACGGTCGCGCCGCGGCTGGTGGAAAGCGAGGAGGTCGCATGATTCGGGAATTGCTTCAAACGATCGGCCAGCTTTTTACGTGGTTAGTGATCGTTGCGCCGTGGGAGCAGGCGTTACGAATTCGGTGTGGTAAGCACGTTCACCGGTTGACCGCTGGAGTTTATCTTCGCATTCCGTTTATTGATCGGGTATACCGACAGCCGACGCGGCGGCGCGTCAGTGTTATCCGCCCGCAAACTCTTACGACACGCGATGGGTGTAGTGTCACGCTTACGGCGTCGTTCGGATATACGATCTCAAATCTTGAACTTCTATACCGCACGCTTCACGACGCGCATGACACGATCGAGATGGAGGTCGCCGGGCGGATTGCAGAACACGTGTCCGACGTAAAGCTGGCTGACGTGTCGGTCTCTTCGATCGTAACTCATTTGGCGTCGCACATCGACTTGACGCGCTATGGTCTGACAAGCCAAGAGTTCAACGTCGTCAGCTTCGTGGTAGCGAAAACTTATCGGCTTATTACCGGCGACTTCCCGTCGTGGAACCACGGCGGCGGGTTGAATACGGATCGGTACGACGGCGAGCGGCGGGAGTTATGAGGCAAGTAGCCATCCCACTCCCCGGTCTTCACCCCGGCCAGCAGGCCGTCTTCAATGCCGCCAGGCGGTTCAACGCCATCGAGTGCGGCAGGAGGTGGGGGTGAAGACGACCCTTCTAGTTGAGCTAGCAATAACGGCGGCCGTAGAACGCAAGCCGGTCGCGTGGCTCGCGCCCGTCCGCCAGCTTATGGTTCAGGAGTGGCGCGTCCTGTCCGACTTGCTGGCGCCCGTAATCATCGAAAGCAACAAGACTGAGGGCCAGATACGGCTCCTGACCGGTGGTTGCATCGACTTCTGGTCGCTCGAGCAGCCGGAGAAGTGCGGCCGCGGCCGCAAGTACGCGCGTGTGTGCGTCGATGAGGCCGGTATCGCGCCGTACCTGCAAGAGGCGTGGGAACACTCGATCCGCCCGACGCTGACCGACCTGAAGGGCGATGCGTGGTTTGCCTTCACGCCGCGCGGGCGCAGCTACGCCCACCGCTTATGGAGCTACGGCGAGACGCGCGCCGACCAGGGCTGGGCGTCGTTCCGCGCCCCGACCGTCGCGAACCCGGCGATCGACTCGGCCGAGGTAGAGGCTGCCCGCCGTGACCTGCCGCCCGCCGTGTTCGCTCAAGAATACGAAGGCGTCCCGGCCGACGATGGCGGCAACCCGTTCGGGCTCAAGGCGATTCGCGACTGCATCGTGTTCAACGCTGGGACACAGCCGGTTTGCTACGGCGTGGACTTGGCCAAACACCAGGACTGGACCGTTGTGTGCGGGCTAGACGCGGGCGGGAACGTCGCTACACTAGAGCGCTGGCAGAGTGACTGGGAGCAGACGTGCAGACGGATCGGCGATACGATCAGAGACGTGCCCGCGCTGGTTGACTCGACCGGCGTAGGCGACCCGATTGTCGAGCGGTTGCAAAGGGTATGCCCGAACGTCGAGGGCTATACGTTCACCTCGCGCTCGAAACAGCAACTGATGGAAGGGCTGGCGGCCGCGATTCAGCGGCAGGAGATTCGGTTCCAGGCCGGCTGGCTGACTTGCGAGCTGGAGAGCTTTATCTTCGAGTATGGCAAAAAAGGCGTGACGTATCGAAGCGTGCCCGGCATGACTGACGACGGTGTATGTGCCCTCGCCCTTGCCGCCCATAAACGGCACAGCTTGAGCATCAGCAGTGGGTTTGCGTGTGCGCTGATCGGCGGTGGCGAAGAGGTTGATGAAGGCATGGAGGGCGAACCGTGGGATTGAGCGGAACAAGGCCCTGCCACATCGTGATTCGGTGCGGCGCCGACCTGGTGCGGTTGCCGGCCGTGGCGACGTTGCGGGAGGGGGATGACCGTGGCCCGGCGGAATACCATGTTGTCGCCGAGGTGCCCCGCGTGATCGAGTTCCGTCCGCCGTTACCCGGCGCGACGATGGTCATGGTCAACGACGCCGGCGTGGTTACGCGAGTTCCACTGATTGTCACTCAGATCGAGTGGAATAAGCCGAGAAGCCAAACCAGGATTTGCGCTGTATCGACCGGGATGCCGACGGTAACAATGCCGCCAAAGGGCAGGAGGTATGTGCGATGTTGACACGCCGTACATTCTTCGGCTGGGCCGCCGGCATCATGGCCGGCACCGTGCTGGCCGCTACGCCGCTGGCGGGGAAGGCGTTTGAGCGGCGCGATGGGCGAGATGATATCGAGGTGACGCCGGGGTTCGATGAGGGGTTCAATTATCTTGTCAAGGTCGATTATAGTTCGATTGATGGGCAGCACCATGACACTTTCGTCGTACGGCCGAATAACGAGTGGATCGACTTGGCGCCGTTTGCGTCAGTAGAGGTCGTCAATGCCAATTCATAAGGGTGAATGGGGCCACACGCTCCAGGTCCAGATCGTCGAGGCCGAGCTAGCCGGCGAGTTGACGGTCCGCACCGGAACCTCGACCGGGACCGTGACGCTCAAGGCCGGCCACGGGTTCGCCGATGCGACCTATACGGCCAACGTTTATTGGGGCAAGGACGACAAGCGCGTGAGCGTGTCGGGCGTGCTGACCACGAACGCGCTGGTCCTGTCGGGCGGCAACGGCGACGACCTGCCGGTTGCGGGCATCGACGTGACGGTCGAGCTGGCGGTGGACTGCTCGGCCGCGACGACCAAGACGCTGACGACCTGTAGCCCGACCGCCGTGATCAGTTCGGCGCACGCCGCCAGTTTCGTCAATAGTGGGACGGACGGCAAGCTCAAATACGCGACGGTCAGCGGCGACATGAACGAGGCGGGCCGCTGGCGCGGCCAGTGGTTGGTTGTGTTTTCCTCCGGCAAGTTCTATACTCAGGACTTCGATTTCATGGTGGAGCCGATCATTGAGTAATGTTATACTATTGCCACCGCAAGCACCACTGATTGAAACGAGCGCGGAGCGTGCGGAGCGTCGTGAGCGGGAAGTTCTACTGCTCATGCGCCAGTGGTCCGCCGACGACCAGTTGGGTCACTACGCCTATGACGTTGGTGGCGTGAGTCGCTACGTCGTGGGCTGGGGCTATGGTTGTGTTTTTATGAGTCGTCATTGGATCGTTCCGTCGATCGATTGTCCGGAAGCGACCGATATCGTCGCTTTGACGCCGGAGCAGCTTGCGAAGTGCTGGCAATACACGTGAGGAGAGCCGATCATTGAGTAGCCTTTGCCGCCACCAGCCGCCAGGCACGACACTCGGCGATACGCTGTTCGCCCTGCGTCCGATGGCGGAGTTTGCCGACGATCTGTGTTGCTGCGGTGGTCGTCAGCGCTTCATGCCCGAGTGGTCGGACGTCGTGCATTATGCCAAGCCCGTATCGTTCCGCGTGCCCCGCGCTTTATGGGCGGTTGAGGGTCATGCTTATTGCGATTGGCCGCGCCGCCGGGTGGAGGGCGAGTCCATGACCTTCCATTTGCGCGGACCGGTGACATGGCACTGTGGGTGCGAGCGGTGTGGAAGTGATGCGGAAAGGCCGCGGCGGTTTACCGATAGGGCTGTTATCCTGCCGATGGAGCCGCCGCATGGCTAAGACCAAGGTCGCCGTCAAACCCAAGCGCAGCACCGTGCGGACCAAGGCGCGATACGTGCATGAGCGCATAGTTTTCCCGGACATTGTGATGGTGGCGAGGTGGCGATCTACGTCGCCTTCCTGGGCGGTGCCATTGAAAGCCGGCCGTACGGCTAAAATGGAGTTGCCTCATGATTAAGGCTAAGCGCCGCCCCGTGCGAACCAAGGCCCAGTACACGCGCGAACGCTATCTGACCGGCAGCGTCAGCCTGCTCGACGGCTACGGATATCGTGGGGCGAAGCTCAAGCCGTTCAACTATGACCTGGCGGTTCGGCAGTTCAACTCATGGGTCTACGTCGCCACGATGCTGAATGCGAACCGTGCGGCCGCCCAGCCGCTCCGTCTCTTCGTTCGCAAGCAGTCCGGCCGCACACCGCTCTTCACGACCCGGCCATTGACGCGCCGGCAAAAAGCGTACTTCGTAGGCGACGCTCAGCTACAGCCGAGTCGGTACGTGCTGTACAAGGCCGCAACCGACATTCCGGAGGGCTACGAGGAAGTCGTCGAGCAGCACCCGTTGATGACATTGCTCGAAACCGTCAACCCGTGGCAGAATGGATATCAGCTCACGGCCTTGCGGCATGTGTACCAGCAGCTCACCGGTAATGCCTATCAGCATATCGTCATCGACCAGCGGCTCGGCATACCGTCTGAGTTGTGGGTCATGCCGGCCCAGTGGGTAGACATCGTGCCGGGCAAACGCGACAGTGGACAG